GCACTCAGGACCGTAGCAAGACCCTGTGCAATATTGGGTCGTCGCCACGCCGTCTTTGGTGCCTCTGACAAAATTCGCTCCGGCCTCGACCGTGTCAAATCTCGAAGGATCTCCAGACAGCGAAATGGTTCGCCCCGCGCCGCAGTAGGTCCAGGCCGTGGCGCCGTAGGACCAGGTATCTACTCCACTTTCCTTGGACCCTACCCATGTCGTGATGCACTGGTCACCTCCGACCGGGTGATTCGTAGGCCGCTCGCACGTCAAATCCTCGGCACCCTCGTCGCAAGTCGCGTGCTGGTGGTCGCTACAGCTGTGGGCCTCGCACGGATCCGCAGAAGTCCACGAAGCCCACAACAGCACAGCTAGGACGGCGACGGCCCACCGCCACCGCATCAGACGTACACCCATGCGACGAACAACCCGCCGGTGGCAGTTGCGGCGCCGGCCGGCAGCGTCACGGTGGTTTCGGCCGTGAAGATCGGACCTCCCAATCCCATGGCGAGCTCTACGCTCTGCACTACCGGAATGCCTTCAGCGCCGATCGTCAGTTGCGAAATGCTCGACTTGGCTGTCGTGTCGCCATAACCGGCACAGATCGCCGTGATGATCCCGGTCTTGCCGGCCGGTGGCGCCGGGACCGTGACCACCGCAGCGGTGTTGACCGCCGGAAAGTCCGAGTCGTGCCCACCGTCCGGAACACCAGGGCCCGTCCTCACCGTCCACTGAGAGCTGTCATCCTGATAGATGAGGTTGTCGCGGTTCCATGTCGACACTGGTAGGTCCTCCTAGATTCGTTCCTCGAACTCCACCTGTCCCGTGTACTTCCCGGGCAGGTAATCGATCCCACGCAGCGAAAAGCGTGATGCCGTGCGGCCACCCCAGAAGGGCAGAGAAAAGACCGAAGCCGTCATGCCGTGCGGGATGACGAAGTGGCCGATAGCTCGCGACTGCATGCCGATGAATGAGGCGAAGGCGTTGGCCGCGATGGACTCCGTGATGGCCTTCATCGGCAACCGTAGACCGCGTCTTGGCGGATCGCCTTGGGTGAAGATGTCGCGACCGCTGACAGCCGCATGTTGGACGGTGTTGTCATCGATGAAGAAGAACTCCGGCGCCTCCATCGGAGTATCGGAGGTGTTGACCACGATGCCTGGGCCGGCCTCGGCCAGACCGATCTCGAGGTAGCCCTTGGCGTTGTAGGGATCCCAAAGGATCCATTGCAGATATTGGGCATCGGTGTGCGCGGGGTCGCCATTGCCATCGACGAAGACCTGAGTCACAGACGGCCTCTGAAGAAGAATTTCCGCCGGATCCGTGCCATCAAGCTGGCTGGCTACTGCATCAGGCTTCGCCTCCACCCAATCGAACTCTACGGCATTAGAGTCATAGGCTAGATAGGCCAGATCCACGGCATCAATGATCGGTGGCCCGCCGAGGCTGACTTCGGTGGGCTCCCAAGTGATCTTGAGCTCGGTGTTGGCATGTGTCCCGATCTCGTCCCCTGCGAAGCGACCGACCCAGACATCCGTAGTCCCGGCGGCCACGATGAAACCATCGGGAAACTGCGTTGCGTCCATTAAGTCACGGACTAATGATCCGTTCTCGTAGAGCTCTGCGCTGACAAGACGCGCCGATGTCCCAGAGTCCGCCTTGAGCGCAATCCTGAAACAATGTATCTTGTACGTCCCGTCCTGCATCGTACTGGGACTGAATCCCAGATGTATGTACGACGTCGAGGAGTTGCTGCCCTGGATCCCCGTCCCATCGGGAGCCGTCGGGTCCTCGTCAATGTCGGTAAGCCCGCCCGAGCCGATGTTCATGGAGTCGATCAGCGTATCCGCTGCGTCCTCGACGAAACCAGAAAGAGCTGCTGGGCTGATGCGGCAGCGTGCTAGGGCTTCGCCGGTGGCTGCGAATGACTGAGGTTCACCGCTTAGATTCGTGCCAGCGATCCCGGTGGCCAAGAGCGGTAGGGAGGCACCCAGATTCACCGTCAATACCGCGCCCGGCATTGTCGTATTCGCGGTTCTGGTGGTCTCCCTCAGGTTCTGAGTTTGGACATTGGCCACCGGGAAATTGGTAGCGTCGTAGACGCTCGATAGGGCGACGCTAGAAGCCTCCGCGACCCGGCCGACAAGCGGCGCAAGTACGAAAACAGTCATTGCGAAAACAACCTTAATCCTGTTAAAATGCACCTGTTTCTCTCCTTTGCGCGGCGCCAGCTGATCAGGCTCAAGGCGTCGCGCAGTTTTTCGCTACCTAGGGTAGCCTCAAAAATATTGTAGATCAAGAATTCTACTTCCCGAGGAGCAAGAGAATACATCACTGCCCCCGGGATATCCAACGGTCCACTTCCAGAATTCGGTAATCGTCTGGCTGGACTGTTTCATCGTCGACCACGCAGTGGACGAGGTCGTGGCTGATGTCCTGGACCCGTTCCGTTTCCAGTTTCGCTCGGAAGCTGCGCCCGACAAAAACGACCATCTGAGACTCTGGCCGTAGGTCCCGGAGGTGCCGGAGTACGCGCTTGAGGCTCTCGACCGTGACCTCCTGGCCAGGGTCGATCATCGTCGAGCTCCAGAGCGTGGTTGTCATGGCTCAAATCCCCCGAAGAGCGTGATACGTCGCCGTAGGTCATGGCTCCGGCAGATGAACAGCAGGCCACCAGGAGTCATCCTGAGTATAGCGGACTTCAGCAGCACCACGTCTCCGATGCGGATGTCCGGGGCATCGGTGGCGAGCGTGGCCTTGATCGTCATCACGCCGGCTTCGACACCCCAATAGCTGTCCTGCAGGGTGTTGGCAAGGGCCAGAGCATCAGCCTCCGTCCTGAGCGCCGTTTCCACCAGATCCCCGGGCTGCGCTTCCGGCCAGCGATCCAGGAGCGTCAGAGCTGCCGGGTCCTCAGCCACTCGCCAGGGATCGCGAAGGGCTTCGATCACTCCGGTCTCGGCGTTGCTGCTGTCCAACTCGCTGAGGTCCTGCGGCGCGTAGGTCCGCGCGTAGCCGACACGCTGGGCTGAGGTCGGCTCCTCCAAATCCTCGATCTCGAGCTCCACGAAGTCATCGTCCGTCAAGGTCGTCGCGGAGTAGACGGTCGGCGCCGAGAGGTTCAGGGCGCCGAGCTTGCCGGATGCAAGCGGGACGATTGCGGTTCCCACTGCCGCACAGATTCGCCGCAGGACCTCCGAGATGATCGGGGCATCCTCGCCACCGGGAAAGTGGTATTCGAGGATCTTGGTGCTGCTGTGGGACGTGATCGTGGTGTCTAGATCAGCCGCGACAAAGGGCCCGTAGGTCGTCAGTAGCCACTCCACGATCTCGGCGAAGGTTTCGGGGTCGTCGGTGCCGTCGTCGAAGCCCGGGGCCGTGATGCGGATCTGCCCCAGATCCGAGGAGAACAGGGTATGAATGGTCACGATCCCACGCGCATAGTCGACCGTGAAGTTGGTCCCGCCGCCGGTCCCCTCGTCCAGGGCCTTGCCGGCATCGTAGACCGCTGGGGCCGCGACATGCGGTCCGCTGCCGTAGGCGAAGACCCGATCCGCTACAGCCAGGAGATTGCCGGCCACATAGTTCGATCCGCCGCCGACCGTCAGCGGCTTGAAGTGGCCGGTAAGATCCGAGGGCCCCTCGCCGCTATCGATCGGCGTGATGGATGTGGCCGTTCCGTCGTTGCCGCCGCTGGTCTCGTCCAGCAGCAGGGAGTTCGTCGGCTCGTTGAGGTTGTACCAGTAGCCGACAAGGTTCGTGGTGGTGCCGGGGATGCGGCGGTGCATGTTGGCCCGGATCTTCTCCTGCGTCATGGCTTCGCTCCAGATTCGGAGATCGGAGAATTCGGCGGTGCAGTTGGCGATCAGGATCAAGCTGTTCGCGTTGGTGGTGAGCGGTGCCGTGAAGCTTTGACTCGTCTCCTTGATGTTCTCGCCATCGAGGTATATGACCGTCCGCCCAGGCGAGATGCCGGCCGGCTCCCAGACGAAGGAAACGCGGTGCCAAATCTCATCCTCCGTAAAGGTCCCATTGGGAGCGGTGGTGGTGGTAAGGTCCTCATGCGTAAACCGCATGGAACCGTTGCCGTTCTGATTGATCTCCAACCGCCACCCGACGGAGCTGACCAGCTTGTCAAAGACCCGCTGATTCTGCTGCGTCAGATCGCCGGCGCTGAAGCGGACCAGAAACTCCAACGTGAATTCATCCGTCAGGTCCAGCACATCGCCGTGGTTAGAACTGCTGGAAGTCGTAACGCTGAGCGCACGGTTGAGCCCCATGTACTTCGGCAGTCCCAGCGGTTGCTCCAGCCGGGAGGCATTGTCCGAGATCAGGACCTCATAGCCGTGGGTCCTGGGGATCATTCGCTCGATGATGCCGACGTAGGTCTCGGTGTAGTACGACCATTCGCTCGAGCGCCCATCCGGCGAGCGCCACGCCCGGAAGTCCCGGCCCGCCCAAGCATAGTCTCGGAGCTCGTCCCTCTCCCCGGTCCAGCTGCCGTCAGCGGTGTCCTTGACCGAAGGATTCCAGATCATGACGGAGCCGAACCGCGTCCGCGCTACACCGAAAAGCCCTTCTGGTAGCGTCACGCTGTACGTGATGTCCGGTCGCACGGCCTTCGGCCAAGGCTTGTCCCGAAGATCGGCAGGAATGGCGGTGTCGGCATCGGTTTCGAATCCATGGGTTGAGACCCGCACGGCCGTAGCCACCGGCGAGCCGGAGGACAGATCGTCCGGCATGAACTCAAAGAGCCATGCATCTTGTGGCTGCCTAACCGCCATCAGAACATGCCTTTACGGGCCGATGCCCGCAGCTTCGGCGCCGCCTCGCGCGTGACCTTCTCGGCGGTCTCGGTCGTGCTGTCGGCGATGATGGCAAGCGCCGTCGTCTGGTCCTCGGCGATCGTGCCGGCCTGGAGTCTGCGCATCTGGAGCTCGCGCTTGATCTCCTGCAGGTCCTGTCGGATGCCCGCAGTCCCGGCCTCAGAGACGGGGAAGAAGGCCAGGTTGGCGAGCGGGTTGTGGGGCTCCGTCCCGGGCCCACCAGGTAGGCCGGTCGAAGGCCCGCCGCCTCCGCCGGTACCGGTACCGGGGAGCTCGCCCGGAAGACCTGGGGTATAGCCGGTGATCTGCTGCAGCGAGCCCAAGATGAAGTCCCGGAAGCTCTGCATCTGGGAACCAGGATCTAAGACGTTGGCACCGAGTTCCAGCAGGTTCGGCAGCAGGCCCTGTAGCTCCTGGATCGCGGCCAACCGCTGCTCTTGGTTGGCATTGTCGGGCGAGGCCTGCGCCAAGAGCGCCTGAGCTCGCGTCAGATTGCTCTCAAACTGCTGCCGCAAGCTCAGCCCCGAGAACTCCGCGCTGCCGAACGTGAGACGGTCCTGGAGCTCTCGCAGCGGGTCCATCGCTTGGTCGAAGACCTCGGCGATGCGCATCCGCTCGAGCTCGTCAATCTGGTCGATGACGTCCTGGAAGTCCACGCCCATTCGAGCGAAGGCATGCCGCAGCCGCATCGCTTCATCCCGCATCATGTCCATCTGCGTGGTAATGGACTCGATGGGGCCTAGAGCATCGGCGGTGGCCGCCCGGAGCTGATCAAGGAGCCGCTGCGCTGCCTGGTCGTCGGTCTCCGCCGGAGATGTCCCGCCGAAGCCACCACCACCGAAACCGCCCACTCCGCCAGGAGGTGGCGCCGGGACGAGGTCGCTGAAATCCGGCCAGTTCTCCGGGTCATTGATGAACGCCAGGAGACGGCGCATGTTCTCTTCGGTTTCACCCGATATCAGGCCGAGCGCCACATACTGCTCGAACAGGAAATTGAGTTGCGCGATCTGGATATGGAAGTTGGCCTCTTCGATTCGGCGCCTGAGCTCCTGGGCTTCCTCCGTGTTGCCCATCTGGTCGAGCAACCCAGCTGCAATCTGAAAGAGCTCAAGTTGAGCCTGCTCCGAGACCTCGCCCATGACTTGGCCGAAACGCTGGGCATCGATCGCGCCTTCCTCGAGCATATCGTTGAGGAAGTCCAACCTCTCCCGCATCCGCTGGGCGGCATCCCGCGCCTGCTCCATCGGAAGCCCGAAGGTGTCGATCACGGATTCCGCGAGCTGGCGCAAAGCCTCACGCTCTGCGGCATTGACGACCCAGCGGGCCTCCGCCAGCTCGCCCTCGCTTTCCAGGAGCGCCTCGTTCGCCTCGCGAACGGCGTCAAACTGCTCCCGGATCCTAGCGGCCTCGCGCTCCTCCGCCGACATGTCCCGCCGCCCGCCGGCCATCATGCCGGGACCGACGAAATCCCGGATCGGGTCGCGGACGCGCTCATCTGCGAAGCGCCGGATGGCCTCGTCCCGCAGCCGGTTCGCCTCTTCCAGCCCCTCGTTGAAGCGCTCGGCATTGGCGATCAGGTCCGCGTATTCGTCATTGATGTCGGCCAGCGTCCGGAGGTTGTCGGAGAGCAGATCTCGCTGCCGGCGCTGGAGGTCCTCGCGGAAGGCATCGCGGTCCCTCTCGAACTCCTCCCGCTGCTGGCGTCGCCGGCCACCACCACCACGCCGGCGCCCACCGCCGGCGGAGAGGTTGGCCACGGCCTGGTCCAGCAAACCGTTGAGCAAGTCGACCTGCGCCTGTGTCAACCGGTTCAAGGCCAGCAGCTCATCGGCGCGGAGGCGCAAGCTGGCAATCTCGATTTCGGCCGTGATCCGCGCCAGCTCCTGCCGTGCGGCCTCGCTGTTGGTGATCTCCAACAGGTCCCGTAGCAAGGAGGCGAATGCGCCTTCCACTGCCAGCCGCGCCTCGTCCGCGCTGATGCCCTCCGGCATGGAACGCACGGACTCTTCGAATTCTTTGACCTTCTCCTCCGCAATGGCGAGCTCGCGGCTCAGGTCCCGAAGCCCCTCCTCTCCGCCAAGCTCGGCCGCGGCCTCGAGGTTGTCCCGCATGCTCTGCCCGACTTCGCCAAGATTCTTATTCAGATCGTCGGACACCGCAGCCACGGCCCGGGACGCTATGACCAGGTCGTTCTGTGCGCCCGCCGCCCCGTCGGCGCTGACGCCCGCATCTTCCTGCGCCTGCGCCAGCGCCCGCAAAGATGCGAGTTCCTCTTGGGCTTGGGCGAGACGTCGCTCTCGCGTCCGGCGCTCGTTTTCAATGGCGTTGGTTGCGTCCTCGTAAACGCCCAACGCCTCTTTCAAGGAGTTGCCGAAGGTTCGGATGCCCGCCACCGAGAGCAGCGTCTGCCGAGCGCTGTCCACGATCTGCTCGATGCGCTGGTTCTCCCACTTGATGACATCAGAGAGCACCACGCCGGCCTGCTCATAGAGCAAGTTGACCTGTTCCTGGTCCGCACGAAAAGCGGCCATCTGGTCGATGACATCCGAAAGGCCCTGGACCACTCCGTCGCTGACAGAGTCCAGCTCCTGAGCCAAGCGGATACTGTCCTCGGTAGCAAGGCCAGCGCCTATGACAGCCGCGACATTCTGGCCGAGACCCTGGACGTCACCCTGCCGAAACGCCGCGCCGACGGCGTACTGGATTGCCTCGTCCAAGCTTTCAAAATACCGGACGGCTTCGTTGCCGACAAAAACTCTAAAGCGATCGCCGCTCTGCGAAATGCCAAGTGCGATGTTCGGGAGTGATGCCGCAAAGGCTCCGGTCTGGAGCTCAAAGGCTTCAATGACGGACTGAACGCCGGAAGCGATTGCGGCCGCCGTGGACTCATTCACGTTTCGCGAGCGATTGAAGTCAAAGCCGCCCTGGCCTACGGTGACCTCGCCGTCAAAGGTCCGTTGCGCCTGCCTTGCGGACCTTCGCGCATCAAATTTGAAGTACTCGGTGATGACGAACGACGCTATGGCGATTCCGGCCTGGGAGCCCAGCGCCTGCCAATCGATGCCGCCGCCCTTACCACCTCCACTGCCCACGCCGCCGGCCTTGTCCGCTGCCCGTATGCGAGCCTGCGCGGCAATCGCCTCGCGGACGAAATCCTCAAGCAGTCCCAGCGCCAAGCGCTTGATTTGAGAGGTCGCATCGTCGCCGTATCCGATGATGCTCTGCATGCCTTGGGCGAAGGCGTCCACCATCGTATTAGCGACGCCTGCCCACTGATCCGCTGCGTGGGCTGCTGCTTGCGATTGCCGCTTCTCCAGGTCCTTGCCCATGCGCTCGATGTCTTTGTCATCGAGTAAGACCCCACCCTCCGGCACCTCGAGCTCCACCGGGATGGTGACCGGTTCCCGCTGCAGCCGGTTGACCTGTACCTCCAGATCCGCAATCGACGCATTCAGCGCCTCGATCTCGTCTGTGCGGGCCGTGACGTTGTCGAGCTCCCGCGCCAGCGCTACCGCCCTCTCCTGGCTCAGCGTGCCTCCATTCGACAACATCAGGTCCACGGCCTGCGCGGCTATTTGAGCGCTGGCGCCGGTCTCAGCCATGATCGTGTTGATGGAGCGCTGCCGGTCGATCTTCGCCTGGAAGTCCGTCAGGGCCTTGGTCGCCTTGTCCACGCCGCCAGCAAGGCCCTCAGCGCCAGCCTTGGCTTTTTGGGACTCTCCGGCGAACGTGGCGAGCGCTTTGTTGCTGGCTTCGATAGCCTTGTCGAACTGCTCTTGCGCCACCTCCCGCATGCCGTCGGCCAGAAGCTTGGAATCATCGGCCGTATTCTTGAGGCTTCTCGCCAGATCCAGCGTGAGCTCAGCCGCCTTCTTCGCGCCCTCGTTGAAACCGGGGAAGAGGTTGCCGGCAAGACCCTTGACGAAGGGTTGCTCCAGAATCCGGGAGAGCTCGGTAAACCCGCGCGAGAAGTCGCCGAGCTTGATGACCATGACCTCGACGCCGCGAGACCAGGTCTCGATCATGCCCGCCACGGCTTCGGCCACGACGGCGCGCGCCGTTGCCCAAGCTCCGCCAAATCCGCCGAGCTCCCTGGTAGTGGTGCCCAAGTAGTTACCAAGGTCGATGAGCGCCTTGACCGCATCCTTCGAGGCCTGGTCAAGACCACCCTCGTAAAGGGTAGCGGCGAAGTCCTTCCAGGTATCCTTGAGGAGGGTCGAGACCAACCCGTTCAGCGTCTGGCTTTGCCGGATCATGGCGCCGGCGAACTCGGTCCTTCCGATGCGCTCCAGGAAGGCCACGATTTCGTCGGCATTCTTTCCGACCTCGGTGGTGACTCCCTTGAAGGTAAAGCGGACCACATCACCTTGCTGGCGAGCGACGATGCCGAATTGCTTCAGCATCTCCATCTCGCCAGTACTGGCCCCAACAACCGCCTGGGCGAACTCCGTGATGTCCTTGCCGAACGCCGCTGCGGTGTCGCCGAAGGCCATCATCCGCGCAGCTGTCGGCTCGATGCCGACGGCCTTCAAGCGGACGTAGGCCTGCGTGATGTTGTCGACCTCGAAGGGCGTGGTCTTCGCGAAGTCCTTGATGCTGGCGAAGGCTGCCTTGGCGGATTCGGCGCTACCGGTGACGGTCTCGAGCTGGACGGCGAGGTCCTCGAAACGGGCGCCGATGGATATGACCTCGCGGACCACGGCGGCAAAGCTGATGCCGGCGAAAGCAGCGCCCAGGGCATTGCCCATGGAGCCGGCAGCACGCTCCGTGCGCTTGGTGCTGCGCTCGATCTCGGCCGATTCCCGCTGGATCTGCTTGGAGCCCTTGACGAACTCTTCCGGATCCAGGCCGATAACGGCCATGAGCGCGCTGTTTCCGAATCCGAACGCCATCAGCCTACCTCCCTCGCCGCCCGGGCTGCTGCTGCCGTTGCTTCTCCGCGCTGGACTCTCGCCGTCGCCGCAAGTCCGCCCGCTGCTCGTCCCGCACGGCACGCCACAGCCTCATCCATCCCGGCCGGTAGCGGGAGCGGATGCCGTTCTGCTGGAAGAACGCCACCGACTCCCGCCAGCCTGGCGTTGAGTTGTCGTCCTTGGCCAGAGTGTCGAAGCTTTCGAGAAAAGTTTGCAGGCCGGGGCCCAGCTCCGGGATGGGCCCCTCGTCCTGCCACTCCGGAAGCCATTTGAGTGGATCGCGGGCAACGGACGGGATGCCACAGTCGGGGCAGCTCGTGCCGAAGGGATCCTTGCCGCACTCTGGGCACGGCATCTGCTGCAGCGGCTTCTCGCATTGCCTGCAGGCGATGGGGTCCCAATGTCGTCCGCATGTTTTGCACTCCCGTAGGCGCAGATTCAGGACCCTAAGCTCCGCATCGCGTTGGCTTAGGTGGGCCCAGCAACGGAGCTGATACCGGACCCACCGCCTCAGTTTCCCTCTGCCTCCTCCAAGCTCTTCCGCCAGATGTCCTCGGCCCGGACGATGCAGTCCATGAGCCAGAGTGCATTGGCGTCGCCGAAGGCGTGGCCGCCGTAGGGCACGATCAAGGTCTTCGGTCGGTACTCAATCCGCAGACCCTCGAAGTCGAAGCCGCTTACCGGCTCCGGCGTGGCGACCAGGTTCTGGAAGAGCTTGGCCTGGTCCTTCAGGCTAGGGTGTCGGTCGATGACCTCCTGCGCGGTACGGAAGAGCTCGGTGTCCTCGGCCTGCGTCGCTGACCACTCGAATTGATCGCTGAAGCACTCCGGATTTGGGACCTTGAGCGGCAGGACCGCGCCTTCCGCATTGGCGAAGAGCTCCTCCATGACGGACTTGAAGGTCAGCGGGATCGGCTCGCCGTTTTCGCGGGTGAGGTCCCATTCCTCGATCATGTTGCCGAGACCTCGTTTCCAGGTCTCGAGATCGGCGCCCTCTATCCGCGCGGCGCTCTCTTGGTTGATCTGCTGCACCAGTTCACCCCACCGCTCGATGCTCTGCTCATCGGTCATGCCGCCAGTCTGGTTGCCCCTGAAGGCTCTCTCTGCCAACAGCCTGGAGGATGCTGCGGCGTAGACATCCGACATTTCCGGCCGCTTCAGTCGTTCCTTCGCCAGAAACTTTTGCCATTTCGTGCACCCCGCCCGCCGGATCTTCAGCCGGTATGCCGGCGCTCCGTTCGGCAGGATCTGGCCGGAAGCCAGCCCCCAGGGTTCGTCAAACCACGAGGCCTCAATGGCCTCCACTAGTGCGCTTCGGAATCGTGCTGCGATCATGTTCTGCCCTTTCAGTTGGTCGGAGCGGGCCCCGCGGCACTCCACCCGCCCCAAAATCCCGGAGTTAGGCAGGGCCAGCCCCCGCGGGGAAACTCCACTAGATCGTGACGGTCGTGGTGCCGTCGCTGATGGTGACCTGGCCGGTGACGTTGAAGGAGAGCTCCGCGTTGTGCGGGCTGTTCCAATCACCGCCCAGGGTGCCGGTGTCCTTGAAGTTGACGTTGAAGGTGAACTCCGGATTGCCGACGGCCTTGGCGCCGGACTTCAGCCGAGCGACCACCGCCACGCCGGGACTGGACTTGTTGGCCTCGACGAACTGCAACAGCAGCAGCATCATGGCCATGTCCGCCTCCAGCCAGATGGAGGTCTGGAAGGTGGAGTTGCCGGCTCCGGGGACCCAGGTATGCGCCAGATCGCCCCAAGCGCTGACATCGAACTCGTCGGTGGCGACTCCGATGGTGCAGCCGTTGGCGAGCGTGGACACGTCCACGGCTGAGCCGGAATTGACGGACGCGTGGGTGAACGTGAGCGTCCCGCCCTGGAGAACGAAAGCGGCCATAAGACCTCCTTAGCTAATGCTCCGGATGGCCAGGAAAACGACGGGGTAGAAAGTCGCTCCCGCACCCGAGATGCTGTTGAAGTTGATCCGCCACCAGGTGTCCGTGATGGCACCGGAGACGGTCGCTCGTTGCACGGTGTTGCCCGTGAAGTTGGTGAAGGTGTGGCGGGTCGTAGGCGCAGCCCAGGCGTCCGAGGTGTCGGACTCCAGGATGACGCCCAAGGTCGGACTGGTGCCGGAGACGCCCGGAGGGTTGACCATCCGGACCACGCACACCACCTCCTGCGTAGCGCTGACGGCGCCGGCGTTGACGCCAGCCTGGGCCGCCGTGGCCGTAATGCCGGCGGTGCCGACGGCCGAATACAGCAGATAGCCCTGGTTTACCCTGTCCCCGGCGCTCTTGAACGAGGCGCCGGAGGTGGCAGGCGTGTCGTACTGCCCGCCGATCGGGATCTGCCCAAGCGGCTGCCCCAAGAAGAACAGGCCACGGGCGCCGGGACTGGCTCCGGACTTGTAAAAGCAGATCTCCTCAGCCGTACCGGCCTCGAGCTTCTGCAAGATCGCGAAGTCCGAGGATGCCGAGCTGTAGCCGGTGAAGCTGATCTCCGGATCCTCGGCCCCCGTGATCCAGGTATGCGCGACGTCCTCCCAGGCGCTGACATCGTGCTCAGATGTCTTCGGCATGATGCTGACCTGGTTCGCCTGAGGGCTCAGACGGTCAGCGCCTACGCAAACGACGCCATCAGTCAGAATCCAGGGGTCCGCCATCGCCTACCTCCTCTTCAGTGTCGGTGTCGGTTTCGGGCTCTGTCTCGGTCTCGGCCTTCTTGCTGCGGCGCTTCTTGGCTCCGCTGGCTCCAAGGATGCCGAGCTCCTCCCAGGTCGCGAGGCGC